ATACCTAATTCAAGTGAAGACATTAAACAAGCACATGCTGCTGCAATTGAATCTTACATAGAACAATACATAGGTATACTTCAAGAAGGTTATGGAGATATGTACTTTCAGAAAACCTTAGAAGACTGGGGTAGGTTTAATATTAATAACAGAACTAAGTTCGATGCTACTATAAGTTCTGGTTTAGCTATAATGGCTTGTAACAAAAATAGATACAGACCTAATCCTGAAAAAAAATATCAACCTATTAGTTTAGGTATTAAGAGATATAACAATGATGGAGTAACTTCAAAAATAATAAAATAAATAGATGATTTATACTACTAATAATAGTTCATTCCCGGATCAGGTGGTACCTGATGCAGAGAAAGCTACTTTAGATTATGGGCTTGCTGTCGGTAGAGCGATTGAAGGTGAATGGTTTAGAAATAATGGTCGTGGTAATAATGGATACGCTACTAATTATAACAACTACCACAGCTTGAGATTATATGCGAGAGGTGAACAACCTGTTCAAAAGTATAAAGATGAACTAGCTATTAATGGTGATTTATCATATCTAAACTTAGACTGGAAACCAGTTCCTGTTATATCTAAATTTGTAGACATCGTTGTGAATGGCATGTCTCAAAGGAATTATGAAATTAAAGCTTATGCTGTAGATCCTTTCTCAACTAAGAAGAGAACTGACTATGCTAAAGAGTTAATGAGAGATGTTCAAGAGAGAGAACTAATACAGAAGTTAAGAGATACGTTAGGTGTTGACGTTCAAAGCAAGGTTAGTAAAGAATTAGGCTTAGAAAGTGAAGAAGAACTACAATTACATTTACAATTAGATTATAAGCAATCTATTGAGATAGCTGAAGAAGAAGTTATAAATGACATATTAGATAGAAATAGATATGATTTAACTAGACGTAGACTTTGTCAAGATTTAACTATATTAGGTATAAGTGCTGTTAAAACAAGCTGGAATAAGGCTGAGGGTGTTGTCATTGACTATGTAGATCCTGCTAATTTAGTTTATTCATATACTGAAGATCCAAACTTTGAAGACTTATATTATGCTGGAGAAGTTAAGTCTATTTCATTATCAGATTTAAAAATGCAGTTTCCATACTTAACAGATCAAGAAATGGAAACTATACAGAAGTATCCTGGTAATCAAGAGTATTTAAGAAACTGGAGTGGTAAGCAAGATGACTTAACTGTTCAAGTATTATACTTTGAATATAAAAGTTATTCTGATCAAGTATTTAAAATTAAAGAAACTAATACAGGTCTTGAAAAAGCGTTAGAAAAACCTGATACATTTAATCCACCTGAAAACGATAACTTTAATAGAGTATCTAGAACTATAGAAACTCTTTATAGTGGAGCGAAAATACTAGGACATCCTATGATGTTAAAGTGGGAGCTAGCAGAACATATGACTAGGCCAACTGCTGATACTACTAGAGTTAAAATGAATTATACTATATGCGCTCCTAGAATGTACAAGGGACGTGTAGATTCATTAGTTAACCGTATAACTGGTTTTGCTGATATGATTCAGCTAACGCATCTTAAGATACAACAAGTATTGTCTAGAGTAGTTCCTGATGGTGTTTATTTAGACATGGATGGTTTAGCAGAAGTAGATTTAGGAAACGGAACTAATTACAACCCAGCTGAAGCTTTAAATATGTATTTTCAAACTGGTTCTATTGTGGGTAGATCGTTAACTCAAGACGGTGATCCAAACAGAGGTAAAGTTCCAATACAAGAATTGCAAACAGGTTCAGGTGGCGCTAAGATACAATCGTTGATACAAACTTATCAATATTATCTACAACTAATAAGAGATGTAACAGGATTAAATGAAGCAAGAGATGGGTCTACTCCAGATAAAAATGCTTTAGTAGGGTTGCAAAAACTAGCAGCGGCTAATTCAAACACGGCTACTAGACATTTACTACAAGCAATGCTTTACTTAACGTCTAGAACATGTGAAAATGTATCGTTAAGGGTTTCTGATTCATTACAATTTCCTTTTACTAGACAAGCATTAGAAAATAGTATATCAAGATACAATGTTGCCACTTTAGATGAATTATCAGATTTAAATATTCACGACTTTGGCATATTCTTAGAATTAGAACCAGATGAAGAAGAAAAGCAAGTTCTAGAGCAAAATATACAAATAGCTTTAAAAAGTGGTAGTATTGATTTAGAAGATGCTATAGATTTAAGAGAGATTAAAAATATTAAGTTAGCTAATCAAATGCTTAAGCAAAGAAGAAGAGCTAAACAAAAAAGAGATCAACAAGCTCAACAAGCTAACATACAAGCTCAAGCTCAAGCAAACGCAGAAAGTTCTGAAAAAGCAGCATTAGCAGAAATGCAAAAGCAACAAGCTTTAGCTGAGACAGAAGTTCAAGTAGAGCAAGCTAAATCTCAATTTGAGATAAATAAAATTCAACAAAAAGCTGAGATAGATAGACAGTTGCTAGAATTAAAGTATCAATATGATATTAAACTAAAGCAAATGGATAAAGAACAAATGAGTTCTAAAGAAAAAATGATCGAAGATCGTAAAGACGAAAGAACTAGAATACAAGCCACTCAGCAAAGCCAACTTATAGACCAAAGAAAAAACGATTTATTACCAACTGATTTTGAACAAGATCAAGACAACCCACTATTAGGTTAATCCTAGTATTTCATTAACTATTATATTATATTATGTCAGAAAAAGAAGAAACAAAACCTTTGAAGGTTAAACTTAAAAAACCTTCATTAAAAACTAAATCAAACAAAATACATAAAGTTGATTTAAGTAAAAAAGAAGAAGTAAAAGAAGAAATAAAAGAAGATGCCATTCAAGAGCCAAGCGCAGAGAAAGTGGATGTACAAAAACCATCCGGAGATGGCAAAGAAGTGGGAGAAACACACGAAGAAAAAGTCGTTACCACTGAAGCTAAAGAAGAAAAACAAGTAACATCTCCAATATCTGAAATAACTGAAGAAGCTGCTAAAGAAGTAGAAGAAGTTAAGAAAGAATATAAAGAAGCAGTAAGAGATGAAAAAGTTACTGGAAAACCATTACCTGAAAACATCGAAAAACTAGTTTCTTTTATGGAGGAAACAGGTGGAACTATTGAAGACTACGCTAGATTAAATAGAGATTATTCTAATATAGATGACACTTCTTTGCTTAGAGAATATTACAAAAATACTAAACCACATTTAGATCAAGAAGAAATAAACTTCATAATGGAAGACAGTTTCTCTTTTGATGAAGATGTGGATGAAGAGCGAGATATAAAGAAAAAGAAACTCGCTTTTAAAGAAGAAATTGCTAAAGCCAAAAACTTTTTGGAAGAAACCAAGAGTAAATACTACGACGAAATCAAGTTGAGACCCGGCGTAACTCAGGACCAACAGAAAGCATTAGACTTTTTCAATAGATACAACAAAGAACAACAAATAGCTGATCAACGTCATAAAACGTTTCAATCAAAAACTAATGAGTTTTTCACTAATAACTTCGAAGGTTTCGAGTTCAACGTAGGTGAAAAGAAATTTAGATACAATGTTGGAAATGCTAATGATGTTGCAGAAAAACAGTCAAACTTAAACACGTTTGTTAAGAAGTTCTTAAACAATGAGGGTGAAGTTGTTGATACTGTAGGTTATCACAAAGCTATTTACGCTGCTGAAAATGCAGACACTATTGCTAATCATTTCTATGAGCAAGGTAAAGCCGACGCTGTAAAAGATATGATGGCTAAATCTAAAAATATAACAGGTCAAGCAAGGCCACAAGCTAATGGTGATATGTTTATTAATGGATTAAAAGTGAAAGCTGTCACTGGCGCAGATAGTTCTAAGTTGAAATTTAAAATAAAAAAATAACAACAACTAAAAACAAAATAAAATGAGTTTTGCAACTAGCGGGTCTTTTCCTGCTTCTATAGTTCCAATGCCAAATCAAGTAGCTGTACAAGATAATTATATCGATTTTCAGAA